AGGACCTCATCAATCTGAGTTGGTTCAACTGTTGTCATCTTCAACCACAGTTCTTTGGTTCTGTTGAGGACCACAACAATGTCCCATTTGTTTTTGTTTGGTGTGAGAACAACAGAGAGGTTCTTCAGCGAGAGTACATATTGTTTCTTTTTCATAGTTCAAAGTTCGTTTATTAGTTTGACATTTCCAAATACTCATCCAACAATTCTTGAAAAAATTCTTCGTTGTACTCACCCTTGTAGTAAGACAAAACCCAATCAACATCGTATTCCAAATCTGAAGCAGTGAACAGAAAGTCATCAGACATTGTTTCAATCACATCTTCAGAAGTGAAACTTTCCATGTCATGATTTTCATCAAACCATTTGGAGAATGTCTTTTCCATTTTGTCTTGAAGTGTGTCACCATCAGAATAGTGTGCTGGATATGACTCGGTCCAATTGTTGAAGTATTCCATCACGACACTTCTGTCTTCCTTATTCAAATTTGACAACTCTTCAAAATTCCGTTCAATCAATTTGTTTTCCATAGTTCAAAGATAGGGTTTATTATTCAGTTATACAAAAAAGATTTCAATAATTTCATTAAGGTTTTGTTTGTACCAAAGATTGAACTTTTCAGTTTCATTCAATCTTTTACCACTTGGTGTGATTACATGTGATTGTCCCAAGAGAATGAAATCTGTGTTGAACTTCTCAATCAATTTGAGTTGTTGTTCCTTTGTTGGTTCATCAAACATCAATGATTTGTATTTGTCCAAACACATACCAAAGTAAATGTTCTGTGTGTTATCTAATGTTATGTTTTCCATATTTCAAAGTTCGTTAATTAGTTTGACTTTACCAAATCTTTTGGTTGATAATTTTCATCTTGGTCCTCAAAGTACATGTCTCTGAAAAGACACAACACGCTGTATTGAACTTGTTCATCATCCATGTCATCATCATCAAATCCATAAAGTGCTTCACATGCTTGAAACACTTCTTTTGACACCTCCTTTGAGAACCAAAGGTCACAGGCTTGTTTGTATCGTTTCTTCATTTTCATAATTCAAAGGTACAACCAATACTTTACACTGCCAAATTTATTTTGATATTTATATTAGGGGTGAGACGTTCTTAATCTTACTGTCATTATTTTTTTTTTACCTCATCCCTTGTCCATATAACCCCTGCTGTTTCAGTGGGGGTTTTTCATTTCCTTATTTTTCAACAATGATATATTTATTAGTATGAACGTGGATGAACTAATCAACAACTATTTCAAGTTATCTCCTGATGAGAAAGAGGACCTGTTGTGTTTATTAATTAAGGATTACTTTCATAGGAACTTGGCTCATGGTTTCTCTGTTGGGGAAATTATCAATGGTGTTGATGAGGTTATTGATTATTCAATATCCAAAGAAGATTATGAAATGAGTCAAGCGTTCAAAGATATAAAAGATGCGATGGCTATCGCAGTTAAAGAAATGAATTTAGATGTGTAATTGTAAAGGTGGAAGAAAAAAGACCCATAACAACTTGGATTCACCAGACCATGTGAATCTTGCAAGGGAGGTCTTTAGAACGATTATCTTTGGTAAAGATATATCAGAGTTCAATGACTACGATAAAATAGAAATAAACATGGCGTATTTATCATTATACCCCAATGTCAAAGGTGAACCATCATTGGAAGATATGGTTGGGGGAATAAAACAAGGAATTGAATTATACGATGTCAAATACAGAAGATAAAAGAAAGAACAACAGAGGTCAGGGGATGAAGGCTGAGGACACCTTTCCTGAGAACTGGAAGGAGATAATGATTGATTGTGGGAAACGTGGAAAGAATCAAACTGAGATATTCATTAAGTTGAATATTCATCATTCAACCCATTATGACATATTGGAAAGAAATCAGGAATACAAAGAGACTTATGAAGAATACCTTCAACACTGTGAGCAGTGGTGGTATGATAAGGCTCATGAGGCAATTGTTGATGGAAAGTCCAAGATGTTTAACCAGAACTTATGGTCCATGATTATGAGAAACAAGTTCAAAGCGAATTGGAAAGATGAGAAATCATTGGACGTATCCACAATGGGTGAAAAACTTACATCTGTTGACCCAATTAAAATTGAGGTTATCAGAAAATCAATTGAGGAATAATTGGAATCCTGACTTGGATTGGCCAGGTGAGGATTCCGAAGTTCCCCCCAATGAGAAATTATGACAACAGTACAAACGACAGTAGTATTTGATGAATTGTTAAAGTCCGATGAGTTGGACAAAAGACTTGTTGTTGCTGTTGGTGGTTCTCGTTCAGGGAAAACATATAACATTCTGATATACTGGATTTATAGATTACTTCAAGAGGAGGGAAAGACATTATCAATTGTCAGAAAGACACTTCCTTCATTGAAGAATTCCGTCTTAAAGGATTTGATTGAGGTCCTTGAATTGTTTGGGGTTTATGACCCAACATGTTTTCATAAGATGGATGGTTATTATGTTCTTGGAAAGAATATGATTAACTGGTTCTCAGTTGATGAACCACAGAAACTACGTGGTAGTAAAAGAGATTACCTGTATTGTAATGAAGCGAACGAATTAAAGATTGAGGATTGGAATCAATTGATATTCCGTACAACAGATAAGGTTATTGTGGATTTGAACCCATCAGAGATTACATCATGGGTTTATGATTTGGAAGAACGTGATGACTGTTATTCATTCAAGACAACATGGAGGGATAATCCATTTGTTGATAAGAACATTATCAAGGAATTGGAATCATTAAAAGACAAAGATGAAAACCTTTATAGAATATATGCGATGGGTGAGAGGGGTTTACCACAACAGTTGGTATTCAATAAATTCAATATCATTGATGAGGTTCCACGTGGAATCAAGTTATTGGGTATGGGAATTGACTGGGGATTTAATGACCCCACAGCGCTTGTCAACGTTTATAAAAACGGTGATGAGTTATATCTAAAGGAGGTAATGTATGTGAAAGGGATGACCGTTCCTGACATTATCTACCAAATGGAAAAGATGAAGATTTCAAGGGTGGAGAACATATGGGCAGATTCCGCTTTACCTCAGAACATTGAGGAAGTCAAACGAAATAGATTCAACATTAAACCAGTATCCAAGAAAACAATTCTTCATGGTTTGGATTTAATTCGTAGACATCATGTGTATATTACAAAAGATTCAAAGAACATCATTAACGAGTTTTCATCTTATCGTTACAGAGAAGATAAGGACGGGAACTTATTGGACGTACCAGAGGATGATAACAACCACGCCATTGATGCCATCCGTTATGTATTGGAATCAGAATTGAATAAGAGAACAGGAAAAATTACAATAGTATGATAGAAGTAGTATTAGAAGATAAGGTGATTAAGGTTTCACCACATATGACAATTGGTCAGTATCAACAATTTGTTAGGAACAAAGAGATTTATAAAAACAATCCAACCAGATTATTATCGTTATATTTGGATTTACCGATGCATCAATTAAGGGATTTACCATTATCTTCAGTTCAGATGGTTGAAAGTTATATCACCAATGAGATGTCCAAAGATTTTACAAAGGATGAAATGGTTGAGGTATTTGAATATGACGGAGTTGAATATGGAATTGAAAATGATTGGGGAAAATTATCTTGGGGAGCATGGGTTGATTTTCAAGTATATTCATCTGAGAACATTGAAGAAAATATTCATTTGATTATGGCAACTTTGTATAGACCAATTGTTTCAAGGAACAAAAAGGGAAAGTATAAGATTGAAAAATATAAGTCAGAGGATATTGAAGACAGGGCTGAAATCTTCAGGAACATTCCCGTTCTATATTGGTTTGGAGCATCAGGTTTTTTTTTGCTCATATCAACGCTGTACTTAGACAATATAAAGAATTCTTTGATTATGACGAACAAAGCAAACCAGATGTTGATGAAGGGGTGGAAGGTTCTCCCAAAGTTTCTGCAAAAGATAATACCATTAGATTCTATTTTACTCTCACATACCAACTTGCAGGGGAAGATATAACAAAGTTGGAACAAATGGATGACATTCCTGTATATTTATGTTTAAATGTTGCTGCCATGTTGAAGGAAAGATATGACAAGGAACAAGAAGAAATAAGAAAAATGAATAGACAAATGAAGAAATAATGGAACAATATGTATCATATCATAAAATAATTCAAAATCTTGAATACTATCAACAATCTCAAGTTGGAGTTGGTTTGAATTCATTTGGACATGGAAATATCTACGAATTTTCAATGAACGCATCAGGAGGGACAGCAGTATACCCTTTGATGTTCGTAAGTCCTCAGAACGTGTCCTATGACATGAATACGACAACGTATACCCTTCAGATATTGTTCGCCGATAGAATCAATGATGATATGTCAAACCAAGTTGATGTTTTGTCTGATATGTCAATTCAATCAAAGAGATTTATTTCATATATCCAACGTGGAATGAATCAAAACCCTCCGTTATTTGATATAATGGATAATACAATGCCAGTGACGGGAATTCCATTCCTTGAAAGATTTAATGATTATGTTGGAGGTATTTCAATGGATATTAGTATTACAATATTTGAATACATTGATGCTTGTGATTACTATGAAGTAATAGAACCATCACCAACTCCAAGTATAACACCATCACCTACAACAACTCCAAGTGTTACCCCAACAAATACGAGTACCCCAACGGTTACACCTACAAACACAAGTACGCCTACAACAACACCTACAAGTACTCCTACAACAACTCCTACTACTACACCAACACCGACTTATACACAAGCGATTTCACCAACACCTACAGAAACACCTACAGAAACACCAACTTCTACCCCAACGGTGACTCCGACTAACACTCCGAGTGTAACACCTACAAACACAAGTACTCCAACGGTGACTCCAACCAATACGGCAACTACAACGCCAACGGTTACACCTACAAACACAAGTACTCCAACGGTGACTCCAACCAATACGGCAACTACAACGCCAACGGTTACACCTACAAACACAAGTACTCCAACCAATACTCCGTCTGTGACTCCAACAGAGACACCGACAAACACACCAACACCGACATTAACACCAACTCCAACAGAACCTGTTGGATATAAATTACAAGCCGAAGATTCTGACTTTATATTGGCAGAAAACGGAGACAACATAAATATAGAACATTAAAAAAACAAATTAAAATGGCGAACACAAAAATTAGTCAATTACCTTCTTGGACGGGCACCGCTGCCGACTTAAGATGGTTCGTAATGAATAACAGCGGTGAAACAGAAACCTACAAATATAGTGGTTATACATCAGGAGTTAAACCTGTATCTGGTTTAACAGGTTCATATATGACGATAAATTATACAGGTAATAGTATTTCTTGTATCAATTCAATTATATTTGGTGGTGATAATGATAATACTATCACATCAACAGATGCCATAGGTAGAAATACCATAGTTGGTGGTAATGGTAATTCAATATCTACAGGTTTTGGAAATGGTATTTTCAATGGTATTGGAGCAACCATCACCGCAAACCAATCTACCATAGTTGGAGGACAAGGAACTATTGGTGATGGTTTTGGTAATGGTTTATTTGGTGGTGTTGGAAATGTTGGTGGTAATTATTCTGCGATTGTAGGTGGATATAGTAATATTATTGGAACTACTTTTAATGATAGAGATGTAATCGCTGGCGGTCAAAATAATATATTCTATAACGCAAACAATTCATTTATAGGTGGTGGTGCGGAAAATGATGTTTATGGTTCATCTGTAGCAGTTGTTGCTGGGTTTAATAATACAATAAGCACAGGTAATTTACTATTTGTTGGTGGAACACAAGATAATACAATCACACAACCAGGATATACTTACGCACTTATTGGTGGTGGATATAACACAATCAATAACCAAAACAATTCAGCAGGTAATGCGATGTATTCATCTTACTTCTGTAGTGATACTACCGCTAATGATAATTCTGTTTTAGGTAATACTAACAACTGGTTTAGTGGTTCAAGGAATAGTAGTATGAGTGGATATGGTAAGTTTAATCATATAACAAACACATATAATTCAACTATTACAAATAATGCTGGTGCCGATGTATTTGAGTGGTTTAACAAGATTGATAGTTCATCAGGTTCAACAATCACTACATCAAAACAATCACAGATTTTAGGTGGTATTGATAATACCATTTCAGGTAAGACAAGAGCGGTAATGATTGGAACATCAGGTAGAACTGCTACTGAAAATGATACTACTTATGTTGAAAGTTTAAAAGTTTTTGGACAATCACAATCAACAGCAAATAACGTTGGTAGTGTTTCAACAGGAACAAGAACATTAGATTTCAACACAGGTAATATTCAATATTTCCAATTAACAGCAGGAGCGAGTGTTGTATTAGATGCTACAAACTATAAAGATGGAGCAACTTACATTGTTAAAGTAAAACAACCAACATCAGGTGCTGCTGGAACAATGACTTATACATCACCATTATTTAAGTTTCCAAGTGGTGCAACACCAACTTTATCAACAGGAAACAGTCAGGAAGATATTTTGACTTTTGTTTGTATTGGAACAACATTATACGGAAACATTGTAAAAACTTTTATCTAACATGAGTATACCATTTAACTTTTCATTCTGGTCACCACCTACAAGTATTACTTATATTGGAACACAAGAAACAACCGCAACACAAAGTTCATATACTTATTCATCTGTTGATATTGGTGGCCCTGGTTTAATAGTAATAGGTTTTAGTGGTCAAAGGAGCACTACAACAGGTTCTAATTTATTAAGTGGTATTACTATAAATGGTATAAATGCGACAATAGTAGGTCAAGTTCAAGAAGGAGTAACAACATTTGCAGAAATAAAACCTGTAACAGGATTGGTTTATTTAAGAGTAACAAGTGGAACAACAGCAAATATTACAGTGGTTTATCAAAACAATCAAAATGGAAACGCTATTAGTATTTGGAGAATACAAAATAATAAAAGTGATACACCAATACAAGTTGGTTCCGCAGCAAATGTTGTGACTCCAATATCAAATACTTTAACAGGACTTACAATAGGTGATTTAGTATGTGACCAAGGCTGTGGAACAGATAGCCCATTAGGCACTTATTCTTTAACAGGTGTAAATCAAAATGTTCAAGATTCTTTTGGTAGTCTTGGATATGTTAGTGGTAGTATTAGAATTACAAGTCCAGGTAGTTTAACTATTACACAATCTTCGTCAAGTGGCTTTGGTATAAGACAATTTAATATTAACGCTGTTTGGAGATAATTTTTAACACATGGAAGAAGCAATCTTGGCAGAAATAGCGGCAATGTTGAAAAAGTCTTTGGTGACTCAATTGAATACGCCAAGACCTGTAAAAACATATGCGGGTGAACAGAAGACAGTTGGAGGTAGACCAGTTCCAATGTCACCTCCAAGAGCAAGTGGAAATCTAATTAAGAATTTAAATGTGTTTTGGGTTGATTCAGACTTTGAATCCAAACCTGAATTGATTGTTGAATTACCTGATTACTACTACTTTGTAGAACAAGGTAGAAGACCAGGAAGATTCCCACCTTTGAATATGATTAGAACTTGGGCAAGAGTTAAAAAAGAAGTACCACAGTTTAGAGATAAAAAGGGTAGATTTATTAACAATGAAACAAGAGCATATCTAATTGGTCGTTCAATAGCCACATATGGTTTTGGAGCAACACCATTTATAGATAATGCCATAGCAGCCGTATTACCAAAGATAACAGATAAGTTGGGAGATGCCGCAGCAGCCTTTTTCCAAAACGCAATAAATGAAAATAGAATTATAGTAGGATGAGCATAGCAATTATTCACGAACCACCACAGTTTCAGCCTGTATTAACAGATGGAATCTTCTATACAGTATCAGCAGATACAACAGGAGTTTATAAATTTAGATATACCTACGATGTGTATGTTAATGGTACATTAGAGTTTTCAGCCAAAGCAACACCAAACCCTTTTGGAGTTGGTCTTGCCGATGTTTCAAGGGTATTGAAGACATATTGTCAAAACAACCCAATTGGATTGTGGAATACAACCCAAATTTATCAACATCAAACATTTCCATTTGCAGCACCTTACTTAAATGAAACAATAAATTACCAAGTATACTTCGGTTACGAATATTCATCAACCCCATTAGGTTCTGTCACAGGATTTACAGGTGTAGGTTCAGGACAGACAATGGGTAATCCTGGTGTTAGCACATCCGTTAAAAAGGTGTTTAAATCAACGATGGGTGTCAATGGTAGGGCAACACAACAAGACTTCAATATAGACCCGTTTGTGTTGTCAGGAACACCATCTACATCAAATCCAACAACATCAGGATTATTCTTAACCAACTCACCAAGAACAAGGAATATTCAACCAACAGAATATTATACCTTACCTTTCACAAATTATTATTTGGATACAACGGTAATATCAGAACCTTATTATGCTGAATGGAAATTTTATGATGATGAAGGTTTTTTAATCACTGGTGTTACAGCAGATAACATTGTTAGTAATGGTGGTGGTCCAAGAACAAATTGTAATGATGTTTATCAAGCATTACCTTTAATTATCCCATCAGGAAATACAAACTATAATACACTTTATGTGGCTGCTGGTCCTGCTAACTTCCCATTTTGGAGTACCATATCAGCACAGACAGCACAATATACGGTTCAGTTATTTGGAAAGTTTACTGGTTCTACATCACCAATTCAACCAACACCGACACCAACTCCAACACCATCATCAACACCAATAACTTGTGTTTGTGAAACTTATAGAGTTATTAACCCTTCTTTAGAATCTCAAGGAATATTCACTTATAGAGATTGTAATAACATATCACAACAACTTGTTGTAAATCCACAAGGAGAGTTTTTTGTTTGTGTTTGTAATTCAAGTTCTTGGAGTGTTAGTGGTCCGTTAATCGTAAGTTATGATTCACCTTGTAATATACCTTCACCAACTCCAACACCTACTCCATCAGCAACTCCTTGTTCATGTGTTGAATATGAAATAGATACAACAAATGCTGAAACTGAAGCACCTGTTTTACTTTACACTTTCTGTGATGGTTCACCAATAGCATATACAATGAGCGTACCTGAAATATTCTCCGCTTGTGGTTGTTCAGGAACATTCAGTTGTTCAGATGCTGGTGTATCAATAACCTTAATGGGCTCTTGTTAAACTAATAATATGGCAAATATACCTAACCCCGTACCTACAACCTATACATTAGGAAATTGCTCAGGATATACTCCTGTGTCTGAAATATTCACATTCAATGTGGAAAATATATGCAACCGTTCAGGAAACCCACAACTTCAATTGATGTGGCAAAACCGTTATGGTCATTTTGACTATTATACTTTTACAGCATCAAAGATTGAAGGTCTTGGAATTGATAGACAAACTTACAATCAATATGATGTTGATTGGGGAGCACAAAATCCTTCAAAAGAACAATGGACTTATGGACTTGCTGAATATGATGTTACCATGACTGAAACTCATGTAATCAATTCAGGATTTTTAAATCAACCAGATTTTATGTATCTTCAAGAATTATACACATCAAATCAAGTTTATGAAATTACACCTGATGGGGGATTAAGACCTATAGTTGTTTTGAATACTGAATTTAGTATCAAAAATAAAGGAAATAGAGAAATCACAAATATTGAATTAACATACGTTTACTCAAATAATATTACTTTAATAGGATTCTAAAATGGATACTACTCTACTGGTTTATTTGAATGATGTTTGGAACAGGTTGGATATCTACGAAGATATTCCAATTACTGTTGTTATACAAGAGGTTGATACCACAATTTTAGATGGTAGAAAGTCATCTTATTCAAAACAATTTGTAATACCAAATACCGATAATAATGCCAATATTTTGGAACATTATTTTGAGGTTAATGGTATTGATTTCAACCCATTACAGAAGGTAGATTGTGTTGTTCAGTATCGTGGAACAGATATCTTTGTTGGGTATTTACGTCTTTCTGCTGTAATTAACAATCCAAATTATGTTGATTATGAAGTTTATATCTTGGGTGATATTGGAGATTTTGCATCAGAAATTAGAAACATCACACTTCAAGATTTGGAATGGACTGATTTACAACATGAGTTAAATTATTCTTCAATTACCACATCTTGGAGCGCCAATACCACAGATACAGATGGATTGTTTGGTGGAAAGGTTCTTTATCCAATGATTAACTATGGATTGGATTACACTGCTGGTGGAAATCCTGTTTGGACTTATTCATTTGATGAGACATACTCCTTTGACCAAAATACAAATCCAGTCCCTGAAAACGTATGGAAACCAGCAATTAGGGTAAAAGAAGTTGTTGATAGAATATTTGCAAGAACTGGTTATGAAATTGATTCAGAGTTTTTTGAAACAGATTATTTCCGTTCAATTTATATGGATACATTTGTTAATGGTAAATTGGGTGTTGATGTGGCATCTGGTGTATCAAACCAAAACATCTTCAAGATTTATACAAATTCGGCAATTGTTTATGATAATATTCAAGGACAAACACAATTGTTATTTAATAGATTAACACCTGATGGATATGACCCATTAAACAATTTCGTACCCGCAGTTCCTTATAACTCAATAAATCCTGGTGCTCAACCAGGTCGTTCATATTTTAGAACTCCGTATAATGGTCAATATTCCTTTAACATAAGATTTAATTATGATGATAACAATCAGGTTGGTGGTCAAATATATTTTCAGTTATTGTTGAAAAAAGCAACAAATGCTGATTTATTGGATGCTGTTACAATTGCAACATCTGACCAATATGAATTACCAACATCAGGATTGGATGCATCTGTTAACTGGTTTCCAACAGTAGATTTGGCACCTGGTGAATTTGTCTTTGTTAATATCTTGGTTAATGAAAACAATGGTGGGAATAGTTTGAGATTACTACCTTATAATGAATATACAATTACATCACCTGCACCAATGTGGGATTTGTATGCATCACCAACACTTGCTGGTACTCAATTGGTTGATATTAGATTGGGACTTCCCGCAACAAATTGTATTGATTTCATTAAAGGATTGATAACTCTATTCAATTTGGTTTTAATACAAAATGAAACAACAAGGGCAATAAAAATAACACCATTTAACTGGTATTATAATGAACCTGACCGAGCAGAGGTAGATTGGACAAAACGTTTGGATTTAAATTCAACTTGGAAAACAGAACCATTATCTTTTGAATTGTCTAAGATATTAAACTTTACCTACCAAAAAGGTGCTGAAGAATATTTAAACAAGATATTTGAAGATACAAACAACTATGCTTTTGGTAGATATAAATTTACTTCAACAAGCAATTTGTTTACAGGAGAAGTAAATTATTCAATTCCATTTGCAGCCTTACCTACAACCGTAGTTAATGGTGCTGATAATTTTATCATACCAGCAGTTTATAGGGAATTACTACCACAATTACAACCATATTCAAATAAAAACCATTTGTTCTTTTGGACTGGTAATAGATACGCTTACAAAGACAAATTTAAACAATTACAGGGTACTTGGTATCTTTTATCAGGAGGAACTTCTGTAGAACAAACCACATATCCTTGTGTATCACATTTAAGTTCTTTGGATATTCAAATACCTGATTTGGTTTCAGATTTAAACTTTGGTTCAACTTGGGATTTCTTTGGAAATTACAACACTTTACCAGTTCAATATACTCCATACAATTTGTATAATGTGTTTTGGGAAGATTATGTTGAAAACATTTATTCAACAGAAACAAGAAGATTAACTGGTAGATTCTTACTAAGACCTTTGGATATCTATCAATTAAAACTTACAGATAAAGTTTTTGTAAAAGATAGTTTTTATAGAATTGAAAAAATAAATGAAGCGGATTTGGTAAATAATAAATCTACCGAATGTTCTTTAATTAAAGAATTAGGTGGTTATTATAAAGTTATTCCACCAGCACCATATTATACCATTGAACCAAATAGTCCATATCCTGGCATTTTAAGTGCATATACAGTCAATTGTTATACAGGATTGACACAATCACCAGTGTGTGTAGGTTCTGCATCAACAGTTAACTTAACAACATTTGGTGTTTCAGGATTGAGCACAAATCAACAAGTATACTTTGATACAGGAACAGAATACGTACCAGTCAATCAAGGAACATTCGTCAGATACACTGCAGAAACAGATACTTATGTTGTAATAAACAATGTGGGAACTCTCTTACAACAAAATTGTTAAAACATGGCTGAAAAAACTATTGGATTAAAAATACAACTAAACGGTGTTGATACAATCATTACCGATATTAAAACCTTTGAAACTGAAATTAAGAAGGCTCGTGAAGACCTTAAAGGTTTAGAAATTGGTTCAACTCAATTTAAAAAATTATCTTCAGAAATAGGTCTTGCCGAATCGTCAATGTTGGGATTGATACAATCAACAAAGCGTCTTACAAAAGAACGTGAAATTGAAGGTATTGGTAAATTAGGTCAGGGTATAGCATCATCTTTTGCCGCAGCAACTGCCGCAGTTTCTTTGTTTGGAACTGAAAGTGAGGATGTACAAAAAGCAGCAGCCGCCGCATCAAACTTATTAACATTGGCGTTATCTGCTCGTGGTATTGCGGAAGTTAAGTTGGGAGCCCAATTGGTTGCCCGTACAATTGCTGAAAGAGCCGCAGCCGCTGCCAACGATTTAAGTAGAGTATCCAACCTTAGTGAAACAGCATCATTAGAGGCATCAACTGCCGCTTTTGCTGCCAACAGTACAGCAGAGGTTGCAAACACCACAGTATCTCAAGCAAATAGTGTTGCCACAACAGAGGGAACTGTGATTGCAAATACCAATACAGGAGCAATTGTGACTAACACAGCAGCAACCGTTGGTGGAACAGCCGCTACGGGTTTCTTTACAAATGCGTTGAGGGTTCTTTATACAACAATGGCTGCCAACCCTTATGGTGTTATTATTGCAGCAATTGGATTATTGGTTACAGCATATCTTGCTTTGGGTAAATCTCAACAAGAAGAAATTGTTAAACTAAAAACTATTGATGAATTAAGAAGAGAAGGTCTTGCTCAAACTGAGAACGAGATTACAAAGATACAGATATTAACTTCAATTATCCAAGACAATAATAGTTCATTATTGGCTCGTCAAGGAGCATATGAACAATTAAAGAAATTGGTTCCCGAACTTGCTGATTTAACTTTGGAAGAAGCACAAAATCAGGGAATTTTAAATATTGCAATTGAAAGGGAGATAAAGTTAATTGGATTACGAGCAGAACAAAAAGCCATTGAAAATTTCTTGGTTCAAGAATCTGAAGAAGCATTACGAAAAGAAGCGACTGAAAGAAAGAAAAGAATTGAAGATTTAAAAGAAGAAAGTTATTGGTCTCAATTCGTTAATGGATTTAGAGTTTTTGTGTTGAATCAAGCACCAAAACTGAATGAAAATCAAAAAGAAATTAACAGATTAGAAGCAAAAGGTACCGTTGGTAAAAAAGACCTTGCCAAAGTTACAAAAGCAATTGTTGAGTTGGAGGGTCAGGCAGATAATAGTAAAAAGAAAACCAAGAAATCTACCGAAGATGCTACAAAGGCTGAAGAAAAAAGAAGAAAAGAACAAGAAGAATTGATTAGAGTTTTGGGTGAAAGATTAAAAATTGAGGCTCAATTAATTGGTGTTGGTGTTCAAATTAATGACTTAGATAATAAAATACTTAAAACAACTGAAGATAATGTTTCGGCTGCTCAAGATTATGCCGCACAATTAAACGAATTAAAAACAGTTGCTCAATTATATGTTGAACTTAATAATCAATTAAATGAAAGTGTTGATTTCACAGGTACTGCTTTTGATTTGGGTCAAAATAGACTTGAAGAGTATTTTGACAAATTAAAAGAAGGTAATTTAACAACACAAGAATCTGCATTAGAATATGAAAGATTAGTTAAATCATTAGATAATATTAAAAAGATATTTGCTTTATCACCAGAAGATTCAAAAATATTGGATGAAGTAAGATTGAATTACAAATCAATATTTGATACAGTAAATCAATTTCAAAATGTACCTAACGTAAAACCACCATTTGATGCTGAAACTTGGGAACAAACATTAATTGATTATGAACTGGCAATTGGTAAACTAATTAATGACCCAAGTCAAATTGTTGACCCAATCACAAAAAATTTAAGAAGAAGGTCTGATGAAGAACTTGCCGAGGCAAAACGAACTGCGGCAGAAAGATTTAAATTATTGGAAGATTCTTTTGTAAAATCATATGTTTCTTTAAAAACACAAGAAGCGAAAGTAAGGGGTGATTTTAAAAATGCAACGAGTAAAGATGTTCAAGATTTTGAAAAAAGTGCTTCTGAGGCAGCAAAAATAGCGTTTGATAATTTAACAAAAACAGGTGAATCTGTTATTACATTTGAACAAGGAATATTCCAAACAACTGAGAAAGTTAAAGAATTAAACAAACAGTTATCCGCTTTGGCTCCAGCAGCAAGAGCAGGATTCTTAATACAAAATGCTGAAGAAATAAGCAAACAATATGATTTGATAATTCCTTTAGTAGAAAATGAAGAAGAAGCACTTGCTGAAATACAATTAGAAATACAACAAAAAACGTTTGATGAAAGAAAGAAATACTTGGATGCTACAGCAAAATTACAGGCTGATTTATTGGCTCAGGGAATTGATATTGAAAGTTTATCATACGAACAAAGATTAATTTTACTTGAAAAGTTTTTAAAGAAATCTGTTGAGTTAACAACAAAAACAGATAAAGATGAAGAGGAAAAGTTTAAAGAAAAACTATCAAAGATTGCCGATTATTTTGACCAATTTAGTTCTTATATTGGAGAGATTGGTTCTTTGGTACAACAAGGATTCCAACTTCAATTAGACCAATTAGATATAAATGCCAAAAAAGCACAAGAATCTGTAATTGGTGATACTGAAGAAGCAAACCAAAAACGATTAGAACTTGAGGAACAATTCCAAATCCAAAAAGCAGCAATTGAAAAGAAAGCAACAATAAGAGCATTACAAGTTCAATTGGTTCAGGCAATTGCTGATGGGGCTTCTGCCGTGTTAAACGCTTTGAGTGATGGTGGACCAGCAGCACCAATTCTTGCCGTGGCTGCGGGAGTTATTTCTGCTCTTCAAATTGGTATTATACAAAAACAATTAAACCAAGCACAATCACTTGCAGGTGGTGGTTTGATATTTGGACCTTCACATGAAAAAGGTGGTGTTTATGCTGGTGGGGGAGTTAATGTTGAAGGTGGAGAATCTGTTATTAATAAAGTTTCAACGGTTAAATATGGTTCTTTATTATCATCAATAAATCAAGCAGGTGGTGGAAATGCATTGACATCAGCAACACAAAATGGTTTAATGGAAGAAAGATTAATGCAAGCAATTTCCAAAACAAATGGTCAACCAATCAGAGCGTATGTATTAAACTCTGAAATAACAAATGGACAAGCAATAAACAAAAGATTAAGTGAACTTGCCTCCATATAATTAAAGTATTTATAGAAATGTTAAGAGTAATAGATTTAGATATAGAAGGCACCTTGACGGGTGATACACGAGTTGCTGAAATTGCTTTGGTAGAAATGCCAGCAATTGAACAGGATTTCATATATTTTGAAAAACAAGAATTTGAGTCATATAATGATTATCCACAAGCGGCAACAACAAATGCTTGTAGAGCAGTCAAATGGGCTGAAGAAAATGGTTGGGGAAGTTGTCTTCAAGCAGAGGGAAAAAATAGAGCGAATCAATTATGTAATCGTGAAAATATAACTGAAGAAACTATTGCTCGTATGTCAGCATTTAGAAGACATCAACAACACAAAGATGTTCCTTATGAAGAAGGTTGTGGTGGAATTGCTTGGGATGCATGGGGTGGTGATGCTGGTGTTGATTGGGCTGAAAGAAAGTTGGAACAGATTAGAAAGTCCAAAGAAGAAATGGCTGAAGTGGGACCAAGAGGTGGAATTAAAGAAAGCAAAAAAGCACCAAAGTCAGACACACCAAACAAAGACCCAAAAGGGGAAGGTTCAGCAAAGGGTGATGCAAGTGGAAAAAGAGGTGCTGAAGTTACAGCAGCACAAGAAAAAACATTACAGGGAAAGGTTGATGATTTCAACGAAAAAGAATCAAATACCAAAAACGGAAATGCCACATTGGGAGCATTAAAATCTGTATTCCAAAGAGGATTGGGAGCATATAACACATCTCACTCCCCTCAAGTAAAATCAGCAGAACAATGGGCATATGCTCGTGTAAATGCGTTTCTTTACTTGTTAAAAAATGGTAGACCTGAAAATCCAAAATACACAACAGATTACGATTTGTTACCTGAGAAACATCCAAAGAACGGTAAGAAAGAAGAGATGGATTATGAACCATCATTACCTGGTTATGTTAATTATCCATCAGGTAATACTGAAAATGATATGTTAATCAAACCAATTCTATTTGTTGAAAGAGAGCCAGGTGAAGAGAAAAAAGCATATATTTCTCGTTGTACCGCATATCTTATCAAGAACGAAGGTTATGAATCAGACCAAGCGTATGCAATTTGTGAAAGTGAATCTGAGGACTTTGCAAGGGGTGAGAGGGTTTCATTTGATTATGATGATACCTTGAATACTGCAAGAGGTCGTGGGTTTGCCTTGCAAGAAATAAACAGTGGTTCTGATGTGTATATCATCTCAGCAAGAGCCGACAAAAAAAGAATGTTAGGTTTGGCTGAAGAGTTGGGAATACCAACCAATAAAGTATTTGCAACAGGTTCAAATAGGAATAAAATCAGGATGGTTAAATCTTTGAGAATCAAAAGACATTATGATAACAATGAAGATGTCATTGAACAACTTGGAAATGTTGGACAACAATTTTGTTTCTCATGTGAACCAGTTGAATACAATTATTCTGATGAAGAATATGAAGCAAAAGAATTGTTGGATTTCTTAAAGGAAACTGACTATGAAAAGTTTGAAGCCATTGTGGGAACAATGAGAGGTAAAACTGAAGGTGATATTAAAAAATTAAATCATAAAAACCCAACAACATATTTCAAATACGAAAGAGTTTCATCTGGTTCTCCCGATAGAGATTTTTGTATGTCAATTGAAAATAGATATTTCCGTAGATTGGAAATAGATATGTTAAGGGATACGAATACAGAGTTTGGTCATGAAGGTCAAGCGTATTCAAAATGGTTATACAAGGGTGGTCCAAATTGTGTTCATGCTTGGAGAAAGTATATTGCTCAAGGTGACGTAATTTCTGACCAAGGCATGGCTGAAGGACTGGCAGGAACACCACCAAAAGAAATGCCGAACAGTGGATATTATTCTGAAGAAACCAAAAGAAAATCTGAGGTTGCTTACATTGTTTCTCAGAACATGTCCCAATTAAATTTTAAAGCAGATACGGAAAAGAGAATGGTTTATTCTCCATTGATGATACCAAACATGTTAATTCCAAGATTAGATGAGGTTTCCAATGAAAAATATTATGTTAAATTTACACCACAGGTGATAGAAAAAATTCAAAATCTTTACATGATTGAAAAGAGATTGGACCAAACAAACTATGAACATACAGAACAAAAAATGTCTGATGTGGTTATGGTTGAATCTTGGTTGGTTTCAGGAAAATCTGACAAAGCATATCAACTTGGTTTCTCAAGGGAGAATATTCCTGATGGAACTTGGATGGGTGGATTTAAAGTTTTGGAAACAAAAGAAGGAGATAACATTTGGAATAATTTCATTAAGACAGGAAAGGTTAAAGGATTCTCAGTTGAGGGTAATTTTATCACCAATTTTTCCCGTCTAAAAAATGATGAATATTTATTACAAGAAATCATAAACATATTAAATAAAATAAACGATTAAAAAATTATGAATGCTACACAAGCAATTAACAGTATCGTTAAATTGTTAAATTTACAATTCAAGAAAGAAAATTTTACTTCAACATTTTTGATTGATGGAACTACAGAAGTTACAAACAATCAAGAAGCAGAATTAGAAGTAGGACAAACTTTATTTGTTGTAAAGGACGGCACTCTTGCACCAGCACCTGAAGGCAGCCATGAAACCAGAGATGGTTTTATTGTGACTTTGGATGGTGAATCAACAATCATCGCAATCGCATCAAAGGACAAAGAAATGAAATCAGAAGTAAACACGGAGGATGACTCCCTTATGGAATATACTGAGGCTAAAGATGCTCAGGGTCAAATCTTGGAATCAAATACATTTGATGTTGGTGAAAAAATTTACACAGTTAAGGAAGATGGTTCAAAAGAACCTTGTCCTGATGGTGAAAAACAAGTGGTGTTGAAAGACGAGAGTGGTAATGAAAACAAAATTAGAATTCAAGTTAAAGATGGTGTTATCACTGAAAGAGAAAATGTTGAAGAAGAAGATTCTGAAGACATGATGAAACCACAAATGATGAATTCTGACTTTTCAAAAGACATTAACGACATTAAAGAATCAATGAGTCAAATCTTATCTATGATTGATTCAATGAATGGAAAATTCAAAACAGAGTTAAACTCATTAAAAACCGATTTTGATAGTTTCAAAAAATCACCAGAAAGAAAGGCTGTAGAAGAAAAGAAAACCTACAACGAATCTTTTGCTGATTACAAATTGGACTTGATTAAATCATTAAGAAAATAAAATAAAAACAAAATTTAATAAAATGGAAAATAAGAAAAAAATGTCATTTAACTATGACTTATCAAACTTACCAACCTACAATTCTTATGGTTCTGACATGTTGATTAAGGCAATCTTGGGATTGACTTTACCAAAGTATGCAACAATCAGACCTAACTTAAAAGGTACAACTGAAAAAGTTGGTTTCGTAACCAACGATGTTATCTTGCAAGATTTGAGTTGTGGATTTGACCCAACAGGTGATACTGTTCAAAACTTAGTTACAGTGGATTTGTGTAACAAAAAGGTTAACCAACAATTGTGTCCTTACTCATTGTATGACACTTATTTGAGTCAATCATTAACAAACAGCAACTTCCAAGAGTCAGTTCCTTTTGAAGAAGTAATCTTGACAGATATTTCAAACAGAATTGCTAACCAAGTTGAAAAACAATTGTGGCAGAACACAACTGCAAGTGGTGGAACTATCTACAACAACGCTTGTTTCAACGGTGTTGGTGCTTTGATTACATCAGGTAATGGTGCTACTCAAATCGCTTACTCAGCAGCAACTGCTTCAAATGGTTTGGATGTTTTCACTGCAATCTACGAGGCTATCCCTTCAAATGTATTACATTTGGATGATTTGGCTATCTACTGTTCTTACGCTAACTACAGAGGTTTGGTAAGTTCTATGAGAAACAACTCATTCGTGAACTTGTTCACAATGGATTCTGCTAACGCTGCTATCGGTGAAGAGTGGAGTTTGATGTTACCTGGTACTAACGTAAAAATTATCCCAACTGTAGGTTTGGATGGTGTTAACGCTTACTACGCAGGACCAAGTTCGTACTACATGGTCGGAATGAATTCTGAAATAATGACCGTAAAATCAATCTACGACCCGTTTGAAGATATCGTAAAAATTCAAGCACACGTAACTTACGGATTGGGTGTATTTGATGTAGCGTCATTCGCAATTTGTAAATAACCCATAAACTATTAACTAATTAAAGAAATAGAATTATGGCAGCATGTTATTTATCAACAGGATATACCCTTGATTGTAGAACATCTTCAACAGGTGGTATCAAAACAATGTGGGTTTTAGGTGGTTCTGGTAACACAATCACTGGTTACACAGTAACTAACTCAGAAGTTACCGCTATCGGTGGAACAGGAACTTGGTTCAAATTTGAACTTCCAAAACAGGCAGGTTCTTTGAGTGAAACACTTGGAATCAACACGGTAGCACAATCAGTAACTTTCCAACCAGAAGTTATTGTAAATTTACCTAAATTAAACACACAACTAAGAGACGCATTTGTTGACTTGGTATCTTTGAACGAAATATATTGTTTAATAGAAGATAACAACAACAGATACTGGTTAGTTGGATTAGATAATGGTTTATTAGTTACTGCTGGTTCTTTGAACTCAGGTCAGGCTTACACAGATTTGAACGGAGCAACTGCTCTTACAATGACAGGTGGAGAACCAACATCAATAAGAGAAGTGTTAGTAACAACTACTATCGGTGCGGTATTTACTGCAGGTGGTTTTACTTTCCAATCTTAATAAAAACATTGAAATTTGGGGAGGTTAAAATCTCCCCATTTTCATTAGCCAAACTATATTTATAAAGTATGAAGTGGAAACCTTATTCAGCCCCAAGAAAACAACCGAACATTAATGACATGATTTACCCAAAGGGTGAAAAAAGACCTGGCAATGTTTGGGTGGGCGGAATATTAATGAATGTGTATAAAGCACCACCATCAACAACACTTCCTTTATGGGTTGCGGTTGGTGGTTTAACAGCGACTACTATTGGATATTCTGTTGATGGTATGACTTGGTCTGCTTCTACAAATGGAAAAATTGTATTTCCTGCTCCAGTATTATCAGTATCGTCAAGTAATAGCCTTTGGGTTGTTGGCGGTCAATCACCTAATACTATTGGATATTCTAATGATGGTATAACTTGGTCTGCTTCTACAAATGGTAATAGTATTTTATCTTCACTTTGTTTTGATGTTGGTTGGAATGGTTCTATATGGGTTGCTGGGGGACAAGGAACAAATACTATCGCCTATTCCAACGATGGTATTACTTGGAACGCATCTACTAATGGAAATAGTGTTATTTCTGGAACAACCAGAGGAATTGGCACAGATGGTTCTATATGGGTTGCTGGTGGGTCAGGAATAAATACATTAGCATATTCTAATGATGGTATTACTTGGTCTGGTTCTACTAATGGAAATAGTATTTTAACTAGTGAAGGTAGGTGTATTGCTTGGAATGGTTCTATATGGGTTGCTGGCGGTTTTTCAACAAATCCATTAGCATATTCTAATGATGGTATTACTTGGTCTGCTTCTACTAATGGAAATAGTATTATGGCTGCTACTAATTCTGTGGCTTGGAATGGTTCTATATGGGTTGCCGCAGGACAAGGAGCAAATAGATTAGCATATTCTAATGATGGTTTAACTTGGTCTGGTTCTACTAATGGAAATACTTTTTTTAGTGGTGGACTTTCTGTTGGTTGGAATGGTTCTATGTGGGTTGCTGGTGGGATAGGAGCAAATAGATTAGCATATTCTATTGATGGTATTACTTGGTCTGCTTCTACTAATGGAAATATTTTATTCAATTCTGTTGTTTATGATGTAGCATCAAAACCAGCCCCTAATTTGTATCCCCCAAGATAATATATGTATAGAATTGATGATATAGCCTTTGATGAATACTCAGTTGAAACTGTTGAAATGAATTTGGAAAGTTGTGATGTTCATTTAAGAGTATTGTTTAGTAAAGAAGATAAAAGGATTCAAAGAAGAAAGACATACAAGTTTGAAACAGATTGTAATGTTGATGTAAATAAATTAATTGAAGAGTTAAAAAACATAATTAAATAATGCCTCAGGTTTTTTATAGAAAACAATTTAGTGATTATCTTGGTGAACAAAGAGCCATAGATGATATTGTTCAATCTTTTCAACCTGCTGTTGGACCTTCTCCAACGCCTACTCCATCTATTACCCCTTCTGTTACGCCTACACTTACAAGGACACCTACACAGACCCCAACAAACACACAAACGCCTACTAACACACAAACGCCAAGTGTAACGCCTACAAATACCCAAACACCTACAAATACCCAAACACCTACAAATACACCTACAAACACTCAGACTCCTACAAACACTCAGACTCCTACAAATACTCAAACTCCTACAAATACTCAAACTCCTACAAATACTCAGACTGCCACACAAACACCAACAAACACAGCAACTCCTACTCCAACACCTACCTTTGTATTTGATAGTGATGCTTTGCTGTATTTTAGTAGAGTAAATGCTGCGGGTGGAACATTAAGTAATACAGAAAAAACTGCCGTAAATACTTTAACATTAAGTATGAAGGCATATGGTATTTGGAATAGTATGGTTGCGATTTATCCTATGGTAGGTGCGAGTGCCGCAGCATGTGCTCAAAATCTTAAATCACCAAGTTATACAGGAACATTTAGTGCTGGTTGGACTTTCTCACCTACGGGTGTATTACCAAACGGAACAAGTGCTTATATGGATACATCATTAAATGCGGCTGGTAATTTGACCAATAATAATTGGCATTTATCTTATTACTCAAGAACAAATAATTCAGTAAGTAATGATT